CCACAGATTGACACGTTTACCTACCAGTTGACTATGGTGCGAAAAGAAAAGATTGCGCTGGGTACAGCAACGCTGTTGGCAACGATCAAATACAAATGCCCAGAGGGTGAGCGAGTCGTTCAATACCCCCGCCACGCAAACCTGTCATTTTTATTGGAGAAATAATGGATTGGCTTAAACAGATTGCACCAACAATTGCCACTGCACTAGGTGGCCCATTGGCAGGTATGGCTGTGTCGGCCATCTCAAAAGCCATTGGCGTGGATGAAGCAAAGGTAGGTGACCTAATCAGCAACAACAAATTGACCGCCGACCAGATCGCGCAAGTCAAGCTGGCTGAAATTGAATTGCAAAAGCAGGCGCAAGAACTTGGCCTTAATTTTGAAAAGTTGGAGGTTGAAGACCGCAAGAGCGCCCGTGATATGCAAGCTACGACGCGCTCAATGATGCCGCCATTGTTGGCTAGTGCTGTGACGCTAGGATTTTTTGGCATCATGGTGATGATGTTTTTTAACCAGATCGACAGCAGCAACCCCGCCATCCTGATGATGTTGGGATCACTTGGCACAGCTTGGACGGGCATCATTGCCTACTACTTTGGTTCCTCTGCTGGGTCGCAGGCTAAGACTGATTTGTTGAGCAAAAAATGACACCGCACTTCACGCTTGCCGAGTTGACCCACACTGATCACCGGCTGCTGGACAATACGCCAAACGCTACTGAGTTGGCAAACCTTAAACGGCTAGCTGAGTTTCTGGAGACTGTCAAAACCACATTGGGCGGCAAGCCAATAATGATCAACTCAGCGTTTCGCTCCAAGGCCGTAAATGACGCTGTGGGCAGCAAAGACACCTCTCAGCATAGGCTAGGACTAGCTGCTGACTTCCGAGTGCCTGGGATGGCTCCTGATGCCGTTGTGAGGGCGTTGCTGCACTTGCCCTATGACCAGATCATCCGCGAGTATGACGCCTGGACGCACATCAGCATTGCTGACAAGCCCCGGCGTCAGGCGCTAATTATTGATAAATCCGGAGTCCGAGCTTATGCTTAAACATTGCGCGCAAATACCCCATGCAGTTTTGTACGGGCCGCAGTCATGGCATTTTTAGCCTCAACTACAGTAGCAAAGAACCCAATATGAACTTCCAACCCATCCACAGTAATGCGCCCACGCCATTTTTGCTTTTGCTTACACCAGGCAACGCCTTTTATACCAGATGTGTTTGACTTTGGAAGTCGACTATTTTGCTGGTTTTGCGAAGCATTGCACTCGCGCAAGTTTTCTATGCGATTGTCAAAAGAGTCGCGATTGATGTGGTCTATGGTATGAGCAGAAGCTCCGTAATGATAAGCCCACACAAGTCTGTGCGTTCTGTACAAGGTGTAGTCTATGCAAATTTGATGGTAATGATGCGAAGCTGTACCTGCAAGAGAACCCGCCACACGCCTACCTTTTCGTTGTTTCCAATATAAGTTTCCATCTTTGTAGGTAAACAGTGTTAACAAAACGTCTTTAGTAAAATGGCTATCGGTTTTTTGCATAATGGTTCCAATCATGTATTTGCATTATACAAGACCGGTACACGTTTGTTTGCGTAATAGCTGCATTGCGTCCTTGAGGTCACCGCGCAACTGCTCCAACGCCTCCTGCTGGGCCTGCAACCGTAGGTAAGCGTCCAGGGCGAACCTGTCCAGCGTCTGACGCTCCCAGGCCGAGAAGTTAGGCAGATCGTTCAATCTGATTCCTAATCCACTGTGGGCCGCCGAGTTGCAGTAGCTTGATACGCTGGCTCTTAGTCAACCGCAATGAGTAGACCACCATAAGTTCGGCGTCAGCTTTCTCTTTTCTCCGTGCAATCTCACGTTCAATACGTTCCCATTCATCGTTTTCAGTGACCATTTTTTTCTTTCAGTTTAGCTTCTGCCCACACCGCCCCTTGTGTAAACGTATCCAAAGTTGTGCCTTTCTTGTTGTCAATATGCTCCCAATCCTCCTCCGTCAGCCCTACCCACTGGCGCTGTGCTGCGGGTGGGGTGTCATATACAGGCAGGGTTCCGAATAGCGTTGCCAGCGGCTCCTGCTCTGGCTGTGCTGCCTGTGCCAGTGCGGCGCGAAGATTGCTCTCCACCTCATCCAGCCAATCGCCGTCAATCCCCGGCATTGCGGGCAGCACTACTTCCTGCGGTACCGCCATGATCCAGTTGCGCAGCATTCTGTGCGCCTCCAGCGCCTGCTGCGCGGCTTGTCTTAGGTCAGTCATGTCCCCTCCTTTATGCCGTGGGCGGCTTCTATGGCACGGGCAAATGAAACTGGCAAGATGTAGCCTTCTTGTCCCCCCGGTTCTGCGCTTTTAGTCTGCTTGGCAATCTCAATAATTGCCTCTTGCGTCAGCGGCTTGCGCTGTGCTGCCTTACCATCGGCAAACCCGCGCTGATACACAATCAGCAGCGTGTCGGCATAGACCTGTGTGTCGTCGTCATCGTCCAGCTTGGCTTTCGCCATCTGGCGCTTTGATTTAAATCCTGTCATGTCAAGTACCCCAACATGAAAGCAAACGCCGCTACTGACACGGCAGTGATCAGCAGCACGATTGCAAACTGAACCCATTCGTTCATGTAGAGGTCTTCGATCTCATCGTCGTTCATACCAACTCCTTCAGTTGTGCCTGTAGCCGTTTGTGAAAACTATCCTCACCGTCATCACCACTCAGCAGCCAATCAATACGCTGTGCGTAAACGTAGCCCATTTTGAGTGCGATCATGGCCTTCTCAAACTCTTCTATGGTTTCAGGGCTGTAACGGTTTCCGATGTTGTTGCCCCACTCATTCTTCTCGGTGCTGTCGTTGTTCAGAATCTCACTGCCAATGCTGTCAGCCATGTCCAGCATAACGTGTTGCTTGTAGTTAAAGTGCCCGCCGCTCATGCTGTCTTCTCCTCAAAATGGAATATCGCCGTCATCATCTTTGGGCAAGCCCTGGTACTCTTTCGGCTTGGGGTCATTTAAGTATGCCCAACCATCCCAACCGCCTTCTTTCAGTGGGATAACGTCCAACTTCAACATTTCGCCCCGTTGCGTCTGGATGATTGAGCCAATTCGCTGATAGCGGTTCTTTTGCTGGCCCTGGCCGTTGGTGTATGTGCCGACTACGCAGCTAATTTCTTTTGTGATTGCCATGATTTAGTAAATGTGTTGGTTGCTGATTTCTTGGATAACCTGGTCGTAATAGACCCGTGCCGCTTCGACTTTGACTTTGATTTTGTCTTCCATTAACGAGTCTCGGACATAAGGAACAACGGTCACGCGCAGTTCTCGATTGATGTGGTCAACCTGGTGAAGCGCTTTATTCTCCCAACCAATCAGATCCGCAGGCGTAGAGACCAGGCAGTAAGCAATGTCTGCCCGTGGCTTGTCCCACAACATCATGTAAGCGCGCAGCTGCCATTCATAGCCCTTGTCTTCACCCTGCTCACCCAGGACCGGGAAGGTGGTCAGACACCAGCTGCTCTTAATGTCAATGATGCGGTCATCAGCAACAATGTCAGCCTCGCCAGTTATCCAGTCGTTGTTTCGGCGCTCGGTGTTTTTGCTGTGGCTGGTCAGGTGGACAGCGTTGTAAAGATCAATGGATTCATCCTCAACCTGGATGCCCTTGTCCATGTACTTGCTGGTGACCCGTTCGTCGTAGCCGTAAATGAATTCCTTTGCCAACTTGGTTACGTAGGTCTTAGCGCCGACAGACAGTTCATCTTTGCCTTTACCGTCGGTCATGATGGCTGACAGGGCGCTTGCGCGAAATAGGATGCTCATAGTGTTGCCTTCCTTGCATCTTTGGCCTTGGTGATTCGATCACGGGCGTCGGCATCATCACCCACTGTTTTGATTCCCTTGAAAAAGGCTTCTTTGAGTTGTTCATGCGTAAAGCAATCAGCAATGTCTGCCAGCAGTGCTTTGATAGTGGCCTCTGTTGCTTTGGGTGCTGGCTTGCTGCCAGCGTTGCCATCGTCATCTTCCGGTGCTATGCCACAAGCAGCCATCAAGCTGTAGCGCCTGGCATACGTCAGAGCAGAGCCATACCCTTGCGGATCGTGTTTAGCAGCGGGTACGTGCAGCTTGCCGCACTCCAACATTTCACCAGACTCATGCACAAACACGGTTTCCACCGTCACGCCAGCATCGTCCAGGCTGGTGCGCTGCACAAGGGCGATTCCTGCGCTGTTTAAGCCCTCAATCACGGCCTCAACGCAAGCGGCAAGGTCAGCATAGCGGCTTTTAAAATGCGGGTTCGTAGCGGTCTTTAAAGCAGGCCCAAAGGCTTTCTGTGCTTTGACCAGTGCGCTGGCTATCTGTTCCATACAGTTATCTCCTTAATTTCCATTGGCTCTACGCTGTCGGCAAACAAGGTAATTTCAGTCTTGTGGCCTTTGTCATCAGTGACAATCAGCTTGCGCCTCCAATACGTTCCTGAAGTAATTTCAGAAGAAACCGTTTCGGTCAATTCAATTGTCTTGACTCGGTGAATCATCATGCTATTCATTTCATTTCCTTTCGTAAGCTAATTCGATTTCCAACTCTTTAATGTGTTCATTCGCGTTAAGCAGCAGGAAAGACATCTCCCGCAATTTGCTATGCAGCATCCCCACTTCAAACGCCAGCCGGTCTTCAGCGGCAGCGCCTTCGTAGGCACGATTCGCAATGTCCGTGATTCCGGACAAAATATCTTCGATTTTCACAATTGCACTTTCTGGGTCTTGTGACCCCGTTTAGTAAAACATTGGACACTGCCGTTTTTCAGCTGCGTCCATCCTGCGTTATCGCCACACATTGCTTGTGCAGCCTTCTCAAACCTCGCCAGAGCCGCCTGCTCACGCTGAGTAGCCTTGGCATCAGCCGCCGCATCAATTGCAGCCTGGTGATCGCTAGGCCCGTCCAGCAGGTATGCCGTAGACAGCACCAGAGCTACCGCTACAGCCAGCGTCCAGTTAATTGCGTGATTCATTCCGAGTCCCTCCTATTTTCGTAGCGTTCTTGGCCACGGTCGTACTGATCGTCTTCTGCTTTGGCTTCCATATCCTCAAGCGCTTCTTCCTCAATCGTGCCAGCCAGATCGCCAATGACCTCGCTGATATCAACGCCTTCCACCATCGCCCAGATGAGTTCGACGGCTGCTGCACTGCCAGGGTGATCAAAAGTAGCGCGTTCCTCTGCTTCAAAAGCCAGATAGCAATCCAGCACAAGACCGCCAGCAGTCTCGAAACGATGGTTGTACAGACCCTTTAAGTCGTCTTTGGTGGGCTTGTAGCCAGTTGTCCAGATGGGAGTTTTGTTCATGATGTTCTTTCAGGGGCCGAAGCCCCGTTTGGTTTAGGCTGCTTTGCGTGCATCCATGCGGGTGTTGACTTCAAACTGTTTGCTTGTAGCGCACTTAATGCAGCGGTTTTGTGTTGACTCTTGCTTAAAGCCAGCCCAGTTGACGGACAGTGGAGTCCGCAGGATGTTGCGGCCGCAAGCTGTCTTTGATGCCATTCCGCTGCCAGACTTGTCGAGATGTATTTGACGAGACATGATGTTTTCCTTAAAAGACCCTTTGCAATGTGCTGGGGATTGACGCTATTGTATAGCCAGCTAAACCGTCATCAAGCCTTTTTCCAAATATTTTTATCTTTTTTTCTAAGTACTTTCCCTATGTTCATGTGTTAAGCCTGCTATACAATCCTGCGATGCAACCTGACCTAGACACAATCATTGCGAGAGCTGGCAGCAAGACCGCACTTGCAAAGCTGCTGGGAGTGACCAAGGCCGCGATCAGTCACTGGAAGGTCATCCCTGAGAGGCGCATCTGGCAGCTGAAAGTCTTGCGACCAGGGTGGTTTGTGGTCAATGATGGCAAATAAAGATTGCGGAAGCGCAAGAGGCAAGTTAGACTGAGAACATCCCTTGGCGGGGAAATTTCGGTAGCCCTATGGGGTGTGTCTGCTGGTACCGACCAGTCCGCCAACACAAAAGCAATTTTGTGAGACACATTCCATAGGGTTTTTTTTTGGGATTAGCTATGCGAAAACCTATTGGAAAAAAGCTCCGCTTTGATATCTTCAAGCGTGATGGTTTTGTGTGTGCGTACTGTGGAGCCTCTCCACCTTCTGTTGTTCTTCAGGTAGACCACATCCACCCAGTTGCAAGCGGCGGCAAAAACAACATAGACAACCTGGTGACTAGTTGCCAGCCGTGCAACATTGGCAAAGGCGCTACGGATTTGTCTAACATTCCGCAAGGGCTAAAGGAAAAAGCTATTTTAGTGGCAGAGCAAGAGGCTCAACTTAAAGGCTACTACGAAATCATGCAAGAAAAAGAGGCTCGACAAGAGCAGGAAATGTGGGCCATTGCAGACATTATTGAAACCAACAGCGCAAAAGATGGAATGAAGCGTGATTGGCTTGCGAGCATAAAACGATTTTTGGCACAGCTAGGATTTTATGAAACAAAAGACGCCGCTGAAATAGCTAGAGCGAAGTTTTCTTGGGGCGGTAAAAAGACATTTTTGTATTTTTGCGGAATATGCCACAGAAGAATGAGGGCTGAATAATGGCACGAATTCGCACTATCAAGCCTGAATTTTGGCGTAACGAATCACTAGCCGCTATATCAGCCGAAGCCTGCCTTCTCGCCGTGGGATTGCTTAACCACTGCGATGATGATGGATACTTTAACTTCAACCCAAAGCTGGTTCAGGCAGACATTTTTCCACTACGGGAACTATTTAACACCACTACCGTACTACTACGGGAACTGTCCGACATTGGTTACATAACCATGTTTCAAGGGTCGGATGGCAAGGTTTATGGGTTGATTCCTAATTTTGTCAGGCATCAAGTAATAAACAAGAAAAATCCAAGCAAAATCAAAGGCTTATGCGAATTACCGTACAACTACGGTAGTGATACAGGAGTCCTCCCTACAGGAAAGGAAGGGAATGGGAAAGGAAATGGAAAGGAAATTCAAGAAGGTAAACCTTCTTTGTCCACAGCAAAGCTGATGGCCTGTCCGCAAGAAGAAATTTTGAAACTTTGGGCAAAGCACTTACCGCATCTGGCGCAGCCGCGAAGCTGGGAGGGATCACGCCGAGCAAACACCAAGCAACGATGGAACCAGGCCAGCAAGCCGAGCCAGTACAGCCCTGACGGTTACCAGACGGAAGCCGCAGGCATCAAGTGGTGGGACAGCTTTTTTAACTACATCGCCCGAGACACCAGCTTGTCAAACGGTTTTGAGACAGCAGGCAGAACGTGGCGGCCTGATCTGGAATGGGTAATGAATGCCACCAACTTTCAAAAAATCATTGATGGGAAATACACAAAATGAGTTTTGCACCACCAGAATCAAAAAGCAAAGACGATGGCCTAAGCCTGCTTTGCAGCGTCAACGGATGCGGCAACCTGTGGAGCGTGCGATTGGAAGGATCTCCACCTAAGTGCAGCCATCACCAGTGGGGTGCAAAGCCAAAGAACGAAAGCACATCGACTTACAAGCAATGGGCTGATCGCCAGCCGCTGACGAAACCTGTGGCCGATTGGTACAAACAACCGGATGAAAAATGGTGAAATATGCCTCTAACCCGCATGGATATTGACGTTATAGCTACAAAAGGAATAGCATGAACTACTACCAAGCCCACAAGCTGCTAGACGAAACCAGAGCAGGCCATGACCACACCGAAGCCGACATCACAAGCGCACTCGAACTCACTGGAGACATTGATCCAGACATATGCACTGATGGCACTGGCTGGTGGAGATCAAGCCCTGAAGGATGGACGCCGCGAGTACCTACTTCAACGCTTTCGGGAATTGGAAAAAGATTTTCCGGGTTTGCGATCAATGATCATCGAACGAATTAGAGCGCTGAAATGATTCAAATCATGTTCACAGTGTCAGGCCAGCCGCACGGCAAAGGACGACCGCGGTTTGCCAGACGAGGAAACTTCATCCAAACCTACACGGACGCCAAGACAAGCAGCTATGAAGACCAGATCAGGTTTTACGCATTGCAAGCAATGGGAAGCAGTGAACCGCTTAAAACGGCGCTAGAGGCTTTTATTTACGTCAGGCTACCAGTGCCTAAGTCATACCCCAAAAAGCGAGCAGAGGCGTGTTTAAGTGGCTCTGAATGGCCTTGCAAGAAGCCAGACCTGGACAATGTTGTGAAATCTTTCATGGATGCAATGAATGGCATTGTTTACA